ATGGCTATAAGATCCATAAATGCATGATCACATACAACGCGAGCATCTGTTTGTAGAAATGCACTTTTACTGCGGTATTGTCTGCTTTCATTTAACTCTGTTATCAATGATAGATTTAATTTGTTTGGTTCAGTTACCATTGCCATCTCCCTAGCTTGGACGCCATTTTGTTCGTGGCACAAGTTTTACCTTATGCTTGAGGCTTACGTATCCCTCACCACCTTGTTCACCATTGGTTGATGATTTGATATCAGCTTCCCCAGCGTCTAGCTGTGAAATAATATCGTTCTTTGCTTGTGCAACTGCATTAAATAATTCAAACAATGCGGGAAAGGCATATGGATCTTCCTCTGCTATTGCTCTAAGTTTTTGCTGTTTTCCCAAACTTATATTGGAATTTTCAAGCCATTTGAAAAATACACCAGTGTCCAATACAGAGCCGCCGCCACGCATTGTTTGGTTATTAAATGTGTACACGATATTTGGCACATCACTCAATCCTTGGCGTTTGGCGATGAGCGAATCAACAATACTGCCGTTGCGTTGTGTTAACGCGGCAAGTTTCTTCAATGCTGATGGATCAAGACGTGGCGCGCTTGGTGCATAGTTCTGACCAGTTGCCAGTACATCATTGGTATTAAGTTGTTTGACAGTGTCATTATTAATTACAGCATTGTCATTGCCATTCCACTCACTAAATCGAACATGTAATGCCATACCACATATTGCATTTACCACGCGCTTGCCAATATCTGAATTGGGATTAACTGTATATGTCACTTGGTTGGGGGTAAATGAGATTCCACCTTTAGTTTGTTGTTTGGGTGATAGAGTTGGTGAAAATAGTAAATCGCCCATAACGAATCCAGAAAAGCCTGTGGGCACTGATGCTTCTAGGGCAGGGAATATTTCTTGCAAATCTTTTGCCATTGGCGGCCGAAAACTTTCGCCTTTGCCTCCATTTATAATATAATCGTGTATTTCTTGTGGGCTCTTGGCTGGCGTACTTTTTGCCCAATTGCCTTTGGTTCCCATCATAAATTCGCCATTATCATCACGACCATAAAACAAGGCGACCTTGCCGTCCCATTTTATACTGATGTCATGTGTGTCGTTATTAGTCATGTCAGTTAAAATGTCGATAGCTTCCTCAGCACCGTCGCTGCCGTAAAAAAATACGAGGTCCTCAAGATGGTTAAGTTCCCTACCCATCTTGGGCTTGCCTTCCAAACGGCTTTCGTTTATTTGGCGCAATCTCATAGATATTTGCCTATCTCATCAGGCACACCCAGCTTTTGAATTGCTTTATCATGTGACACATCAACTGCTACTCGTTTTGCAGTCTCGGGTCCCAAATTCTTTTCAATTGCAGTAAACACAGACTCAAAACTGTTTAAGTTGGAGTTGTTACCAAGTTTGAGTTTTTTAGCTATCTCATCCCCTGTCTTCCAGGGGCCGCCAATAATTTCATTGTCAAATGCCTGAGTATATCCTTGGCCGTTTGCTTTTGGTTTAGGTGTACGACGGATACGTACTAGGCCTTTTTTACTGCTAAACATGTAACGCTCAATACTCATTGGGCGGCCATCATCTGTTTTTTCCTTGCTTTCAATACGGTCTACGTATTGACTAAGCGCACCAATGACAATATTACGATGAGCACCTTTGTATGCGCTTTCTGTGTCACTTGGTGAGTGATAGAATGTTTTGAGCCAACCAGTATCTTCGTCAATCATGAAATCAACTTGCACAAAGCCAGTACGATTCTTATCTGTTTCTAGGTCAGGATTGTAATCTTGTATCTTGACACGGGAGATAACAACTAGCGGGCCTTTTTTTGCCTCATCCACAATACCACTTTTGGCAACTCTTTTGATAAATTCTTGGATTTCATCATCTGGTATGTTCATGGCAACGTCAATGTCACCACTCCATTCCTTTTTACCAACAGAACCAAGTACATTATTCTGTAAGTCAACTCCCAAGTCTCGTTCAAGGCGCGCCAATGTTGGTTTAATCTCGCTAATATGTATGGCGCCGACGCCCGCCATACCGCCACTTTCTTTTAGCCTTGCAGGGGCTAATGATATACCCTGCACTCTTTTACCACGGGAGAAGCGTGGATTTTTACGTTTAGTCCCCCCGCTTAGAATGTCTTCGATTTTCATTGACTCTCCTGATCCCCCGCTCAAACTTTTTAGGATCTTGAGTGCGAATAGCATTTAAAAACCGCTTTGTTAAATCATGTGCAGTTTCTTCGTCATATATCTCATTAATAAGATCTAGAAGATTTTCTGTACCAGCGATAATATTTTTAGCCTTGCTCTCAATAAAATGTTCCCTATCCTTGTTAATATCAATACGACTGATTTCTTCAAGAATACTTCGAGTGCGCTTTGCTACCATGGTAGATCCTTTTTCCAATGTTATTTATGTGTTACTCGCTTCTCCGCAATATGGCCTTGAGCCTGTCGCCATTATTGATAGCCAACTCAGTTTGGGGAATTGCCTTAGCAGCTTCCGACTTGCTAAGTTTATCATAAAGAGCATTAGATGTGTGTACTTCTGCATCATCTTCATCTGGTTCAAGATCCCTGATCCTTAGACTTTCCACGTTGAAGCCCAAATCAACCTTATTACCCACACCAGAACTTGATCGTGTCTTCATAAACTGAATTTGCACTCTACCTCGCTCGCGCATGGCGCGACTACTAAAGATACCGATCACATTGTCTGCTGTTTGAATTTTGCTAAGTCCACCAGCAATGTGGCTGTGGTCAAATTCAACTTCATCAACTGATGAATTATGTACTAATATTTCATTTGCATAAAATAGTCGGTTACCACTGACATCAATATCAATTGTTTCATGTTCACCAATATAGTCTATGGATTCAATGTCGTCATCCATTTCAAAAATTCCAGTTGGGAGTATAACCGAACACAATTTGTCACCAATTTTGAGCCCTGAATTAATAGTCATTACTCCATTGGCAGTGGGGATTTTATGATTTGCTGAACATTCAATCATCTTTGCTGCTTTTGTCTTGATTCGATAAACAGGCTGGGTTGTGACAGGGTATTTGTGTGTGACCCTTACAGGCCCCTCATTTGATTCTATCCAATCTCCTTCGTTGACATCAACAATGTTAATTTTCTTACCATTGGCAATTACCTTGGTGTCAAGAGCCAAACACCGATTCAATTGGCTGGCAGTAGCAAACAGATAGTTGCCTTCCATTGCAAAGTTGCGCAGTTCTTCGCTCACATGTTTGTCTTTTTGTGATATGTTATCACTTGAGATCTTTACCTTGGCTGGATTCATCAAGTCCAAGTAGTCAAGTAGCACGCCGTCAACAACGATATTATTTTGAATCTGATATTCTTTAACGTATGCCTTCAAGTCATTTACATTGATGCCATTTGGTAGTTGAACAAGTTGTAGCTTGCCAGCTTTCTTGCTCTTCATTGTAATTTTCAAAGCAACATCTTGCATATTTTTAAATAGCTGCTTGGTGCTGTAACCTGTCAGCATGCTATCAAGTCGCATACCACATAAATCTTCACTAAGTTCCAAGCTGATATAGATGACGTTGTAGCCTTTTTCAACCCAGTTAATAGCTAGGTTTTGTAGGAATAGAGATTTACCTGCGCCTGAATTGTGACTACTCAGATCATTTGTATAATAGCGATGTTCAGGGTGATCAATATGAAAATCGTAAACTGTTTGGATTCCTGCGTCTTCTATATCTATCACAGTCTCAAGTCCGTCTTTTGATTTAATTTTTTCACCAGGAAAGATAAATGACGCATATTTCCATTTGCCTGTAGACATTTCAAAAAAATGATCATTGCTAGCAGTGATTTGCTTATTTGTAGTTGTAATAGAAACGCAAGGTTTTTCTCCTTTGTTTCGCCAACAATATGATTTAACAAACCCATCAGGACTGTTTATCAAGTACGATTCAACATGTTTATTTTGCAAATCTCCAATTGAAACTGACTTTATCTTAGTATCATCATATAATCTTTTTAGTTGGTCAGGTGCTATTTTTTTTAGTTGTGTTACTGGATAAAATTGACTCAACCATTTAAGTTCTGTATTCATATTTGATATTCCCTGTTGTCCAAAAACGATTAAATCCATCGTTTTGCATATTTTTCCATTCTGATAAACTAGCATCATAATGCTCAAGCAATGAGGCAAGTTTGTGTTTTTGATATTTGATTCTATTTTCAACTTTACGATTTTTAAAATATTGGTATGTTGGTCCACTCATACCTACTTGTTTAAATCCTAAAGTATCATAAATTCCGCCAGTGCTGTGATCTTGATTTGCATAACTTATTATAGTGGGCGCTACTTCCATATTAAGTAAGTGTTTAAATAATTTTGACGCGCCACCGATTACTAAGTGATTATTCAAAAATGCGAGGCGGTGCATTTCATATTCATCTGTCTTGAACCGACTCTTTCCGGCACCCATAACAGCTACCAATTTACCATTAAATTCCAATCCAATTCTGGTAGACGAATAAACAGGACCTTGCAGGTGATTGTCATTCAAAAAGTTATAATAATCATTTGATCCAATTTCAACAATTGTTGTCTGCCTTGCACTGATTCTATTCTGTGTCTTACCTATAAGATGATTTATCATTGAGTTGACAATAGTAAGTTTGCTATCAATTTGATAATCCCATATATGTATTAGTTGTATGCCATTATGTTGACAAGCTAATGTTTTATCAATGTGGTAATTTCGTCCTTTGCCCATCAATTCACTATGCCAGAATATACCATTGCATTCAATAGCAATATTATGATCAGGTAAAACAAAATCCAATTCCTTTGGATTTAATATTTTTCGATCACTCGTTATGTAATTGATATTGTGATAATCCAATATATCACTAATGAATGTTTCATATTGGTTCTTCCGTTTTATATAAAAATCAATATCTTTAGATTGTAACGTATTGCGCAAAGTTGTTGGTGCCACGCCTAATTCATCAGCGGCTTGGGTTATTGTTTTATCTAAAACAAAATCTTTAAGTAGAGTATCATTCTGCATTATGTCAAGAGTTGATTTATTCCAATGTGTCTGTTGGCTATGGCAACCAAATCGATCATTCATAGTTTGTTTTGTTTTTTTTGTATTATTGAATTTAGGATCACCATACTGTTCTTGCTTGGTAGTTGCAATCTTGTTAATTACATCTACATTCTTACTTGGATTATCAGCACCATATCGTTCTAAATTAGTTTCTTTTATTTGATCTTGTATAGCCTTGGATTGAAATGTCCAATCAGCATCAAATTTCATATTATTAGTTGCTATGGTTTTTTCTTTCCATTTTGGAGTTTTACTATACCAATCTGCATTGTATAATTGCTGCACTGTGGCTTTAGTTTTAGCCATTCTAGAAGACGCGTTTTCAGTATTCTTCTTACTAATAATATCCTTGACGTTGTCCAGATGTGACACGTTTGTCACTCCATATTTTGCATATACTGCATGTTGTATTTTTTCTGAGTCGGAAAACGGATTTGAGACTCCATATCGTTTCAAATTAGTCGCATTACGTTTATCTTTTGTCCGTTGGCTGCGTTTACTGCATTTTATTGAGCAAAAATCACTTGCCTGTGACACAGAAACATTGTGTTCGATTTTAGAGTCGCACTCTTCACATTGCTTTTGTATAGCCACATTGTTTAGAATGTATGATACACGAACAAAAATCGGAGCATCATAGTTTAAGAATGATGTTGCTTTTTTGATTTCTGCAGAAAGCGATTTTGTCATTTTTTTTCTGCCATTGAACCCTCCGAGTTTAGTTAAGTAATCAGTCTGTAATATATTTTGTAATGTCTTGTAATTCAATGATCTCTACCTTAGTGTTTGCAGTTACACACCCGCCTGCAAATATATTTAGTTCACCTCTGTTGAATCCACCATAGAGATGATAGTCCACAGTTGTCCAGCCTGTACTGGTACCACCCTTCTTGTCCATGATGCGTTGTAGCCGCTCTGCTGGATTTTCCCAATAGTTGGTACCTAGCTCTTTGGCCAGACCAATCTGTACTGCATTTTTAATCAGCTCTTCAACTGCACCATATTCTTTCTTTTCAAGTTTGTCTGTTGAAGCCAAGATCGCCTGTTCAAGTGCTTTATGTCTACAGAACCTTTCAAAGTCATCCAAGAACCATTTGCGATGCTCAGTGCTTGCTTTACCAATGTCCTGCAACTCAATACCAGTTTTGGCCTTAATTTGCATAATCTCTGGAACTGACCCATAATGGCCAACATAATCGCGCACAAACTTCACGCTCTCACGCATGCCCCTGTCAAAGTAAACTTCGTCCAAGATTGAATTGCACCTTACAAAGAGTTCATGATCACTTACAAGGAATTCCAAATAGAGTCGCTGTATTTCCGTATTATATTCTTGTGCCATTAATCGTATATTATCCTATCTTAGGTATTTTTTTGCTAATACTTGTATCTTTGTAGAGTTACCTGTAGCTGACGCAATGACGCTTTGTAATACAAAAGCCCTGCCCAGTTGTTGACTTGCTTGATTTGCATCTTTGTACAATTCCATCCATTCAGGAAAAGCAACGTCCCATCCATGCCTAATAGCTGACTCAATCATTTCACCACCAGCCATATCAGCATCCGGTAGTAGTATGACGCGGCGACGAAGCTGTTTGATTATACTAGCTTGCTCATCACTCACGCTGTTGGTTCCCAGCGCAACACCATCAATACTTATGGCGTCAAAATCGCCTTCTGTAACAATTACAAATTTGCGGTCCGGTTTTTGTTGATCAAGATTGAATACATAGTGTGGTGGTTTTGTATTGAGATATTTGGGCGTCTTGCTGTCAGGCGGGTCACCTATATAACGTGCTGTGTATCCAACCAGTTTGTTTTTGTAACGATAGGGAAGAATAATGCGCTTGCGATATTTAACATCTTGACTGGTATGCGCCCAATCAGACCAATGGGTAAGGTGTCTGTCATTCAACATTATCAAGCCGGCTTCAAAATTCCTGTGTATTTGTTCTGGAACAGTATCGACCAATAACTGTGCGCCAGCGGGTAGTTCAATCTCGGGCCATTCAGGTGTAAATGGTGGGGCAGGCGGCGGTAATGGATTAAGTAATTGTGTTGTTTCTTCCTCACGCATCAACTCTATGTTAATACGTTGTACGTCATGTTGGCTAACCCCAAACTCGTCGAGCAGGAGACGGGCTCCTGCGCTTAGTCGATTGCCCTTACCCCAACCTGTTGTTAGTTTGCAGTTAAAACAATGGTACACCCATTCATCTTGTCCAAATTGAAAGCCGCCTCTGCGTTTGGAATCTGGCCGTTGCTGTCCCATACGGGTGCAAGCTGGACAGTTGCCTGCTACCCAACCGCCACTGACTGGCCGCCACGCAGACGCAAGTCCACGCATATAATCAACGAAAAAATGCATTGTTATCAGTATATTACACTTAGATGTTTAAGTCAACAGTCGTAATATCTAGAACTTGGAGGACAAACCTTGGCAGACTCCGTGTGGTTTTTGCTATCAATGTTCTGCCATTGTCATCAGTAACTTCCACAATAAGATAATAGAGTCCTGCTTGAAATGTACCAGTTTGGATACTATTAATTACCAAAGTTGCACTACTGCCTAAGGTTGGTTCAGGTACCAAATTGCCTGACCATACTTGTGTATTTTCAGTGTTAAAGATGCGGGCTGTTATTGTCCTACCCACTGTAAGATAGGGGCGGTTTGAGTGCTTGCGGAACGCAAAATGTAAAACAGCATCCCAACCACGTGTAATTTGGATTGGGTCAGGGTGATCGCTGCCCACTCGATATGTGCCTGCGCGACGATCGTTAATTGGAGTTGCAACATGCGGTGTATGATAAATGTAAACTGTCATGCCAATATTTATACAAATTCATCAAGGTGTCTTGCCTACATAAATATTGGCATGACAGAAAATAAAAAAATAGAAGAGTTACTCGAGGAATATCCCTTCCTTACCGTGGCAATATACGGTAGGAACGAATATCTGGGAATTATACAAAATCAAGACTCCAATTTGATTTCCATGTATGTATTTGAAGAAATCAAAGTACCGGAATTACGGGTTTTGTTTTTGGAATATGGGGCTGAATGGTGGTGGGAAACCAACCGCACGATACCTATCAATATCATACTTGGACGACGATTTGCGCCGTTCCGTGAATCTCTGCGAACTTTCAACATCAAAGACTTTGAGATTAAATATGGTCCCACTGTGTGTTTGAGAGATATTATGCAAAAGCGGGTAAAACGGAGAAATATCATGTTGGTTCGGAAAGCTACATAAGGTTATTTTAATTTCGCTATACTGCACATTTCCGTGATGTATTTTAAATAAATGTGTAGTTCACAGGACTGGAATCCTCAACTACTTTAACACTCAACAGGAGTATCAACATGACTATTTATGATACGTGGAACCCACGGACTTATTATATTCTAGAAAATAAAACATCTGGTAAGAAATACATCGGGCAAACAATGCAGGATATCAACAAATATCTTGGATCTGGGACATATTGGAAAAATCACTGCAAGAAGCACGGCGGGTATACCAGAGATAATATTACAACATTATACAGTAAAATGTTTGAGAATAAAGATGATGCGCAGCAATACTTAGATAAGTTCACAAAAGAAAACATAGATTATTGGAAAGAGCATAATACAACATGGGCAAATCTATGTGAAGAAAACACAGAAGATTGTGTATTCACCGGTGGTGAAATTCAACGAGCAGTGAACGCAAAACGAGTTAAAGACGGGACACATCATTTATTAGGTGGTGAAATTCAACGACAATTAGTTAAAGACGGAACACATAATTTTTTAGATGGCGAGAATGTCAGGCAGCGGGTCAAAGACGGGACACATCATTTATTAGGTGGTGAAATTCAACGACAATTAGTTAAAGACGGAACACATCATTTATTGAATCCACCAACGCATATCTGCCCTCATTGCAACAAAGTAGGAAAGGGTGGTGCAATGTTTAGATTTCATTTCGACAATTGCAAATTAAAGTAAACCAACCTAGGTATTTAATTGTTCTACCAGCAAATTCATATGCAATTTGACTGCTAGCGCATAGGAAAGTGAATGAGATTTTTTAAAGGCATAGCCCTCATCGACCTTGGTCCAAACGTGTTGATTTACATAATCCCAATTATGCCCTACTAGGTGACGCTTTGCTGGCCTGATCATGGCCAGTGTAGCAGCTAACTGAAGTAGATTCCTTGGTTTCATACGATTACAAATGTCATGGTGTCCCCGCATGTGGAACAGCATGTCACAGAATTCCTTTTCCTCCAAGAGTTCCCAGACTGGCTCTCTATCTAATAGAGACATCAGATGTGCTTCATCGCGTACATCTTTATAAATGCCAACGTTGAGTACATCAATTTTAAAGTAGCCCATACTCTCTGCTTCGCCATAGTCTATGCTGCATCGTCCTGTCATGGGATTAACAGGGACACGATGGAAGTAAACACCTGTATTGTGTTTGACTTTACCATTGTTGGCAGCAACATGCGGAAACAATTCCAGTACACGATCCCTGTTGGGAACGTCAATGTCAATATCAGTTACTGTGTGCATTGCGCAATTCTGTCCTTACAAGCATGAGTATTTCACCTAATAGGTTTGTGCCATCCCAATTTTCAGGATCAGTTGCACGTTCGTCTGTTGTTGCCAGCCCAATGCCCCATATTTTGTCGTATGGGCTTGCCTCAGCAATACTTTTGTCACCCGTCGCCAATAACAATTGGGCAATTGCTTGATTTTGTTCAAACTTGGCTTTAATCCCAGGGTAGACTAGATCAACGCAAACATTTTTCCATTTGTCAGTATCAAACCCCACAACTTGTTTGCCATACAGCTTTTGCTGGCGTGGGTTTTGTTCATTCATGATTTTTGTTTCTGATGCACTATCATTGAAGTAGCGAGCCTTCTCTGCCATCATGTGTTGTTCTGCACTTGTATACATGACACCATCTAGTATAAAATCAGATTTATACCAATTTGAAAGCACGCCGCCCCAAAACAAGACAACATCTTCGTCTTCATATTCCCATGGTTGTTGTTTATTCATTAGTTTTTTCCTTATCCAAATATCAGTTTACATAGAACAAATGTGTCGTCGTCTGGGAAGACCAGCACTGGTCCGTCCAGTCTCACATTGTGATTATTACACCATGTGGTAAGTAGGGCAATGGTTTCATCTGTCCAATATGTCTTATTGGGTAAAATGTATCCTAGGCCGCCATACACTTGATCACCCAATGGTGCAAATCGACAGCGACTGCGTTCATCTTGTGTCATGGCTAAAAATTGCACCATTGTGGTCATTATATGAAAATCCTGTCAGGTACTCAATGGCGCCCACATCTTCGCATATAGGAGAACGTTTGGCCGATCACCGTCCTCCATGGGTAGAACTACAGCACAACTCTTGCGGGCGTCCAATGTGGTATTTTCATGACCAAGATGAACATATGGCATAGCTGCAATTTTGTCAAACTCTTTTTGGTTGACCCGTACCACAACCTTTTTGAAGCTATTCTCGAACCAATCAATATAATCTGGGTATCGGTAAGGACCAAGATCCCCAATACTGTCTGGGTCGTTGGGTTTGGTGAATATCTCATGAGCCCAGAGTACACTGTGCGCCACTAGGGTGGGTGTCATAAAGTCAGGCACATCCTCTAGCACTGCAATATACATTTTCTTCATTTGTTTACCTTAATTCCCAAATCTCTAGCTAACTGATGTAGATATTTTATTTTTTCCTGCCGTTCCTCAAGTGGAGCGCCACAATGAGTGCAATACCATTTGGCATTACGTGCTTGATTATATGTACTGCGATGCCGTCTATCTTTAGTACAACGGTATAATGTGGAGTTGCTCACGTTGCTGTGTCCCTTATAACTGTGTACTGGGTGCCCAGCCCCCGTATAATTATGTGGCGCGATTTGAGTAGGCATCTTTCTACAATTTTGGTTAATAGTGGCCAAGAATATTTCCTATCCATTGTGTTGTGGGAATGTTGGCTGCTAACCTACGCTGCCAAAAACCCAAATCAATTGTGTCTGCTATCTCTGTAAGCAACTCGCTTGGCAAGGAGTCCAGCCGTTCCCTTGCAGGATCGTATGCTAAAAATACCCAGGGTGATACTTTGCCCATCTTGATATCATTTACCAATGCATATGGTGCAACTTCATGCCAATATTTGCTCCAGTGATGCCCTGTACGTTGTGACCATGCGTCAGCATGCAAGACAAAGCGCTCGAGCGCCCGCTCTGCAGTTTCCCGCTTGCTTTGCTCTGCCCAATACTCATTGTATACACTATCCTTACACCATATGTCAACAGGTTTTTGTTTTGCTATTAGCCAGGAAAGGTAACGTTCAGGTGCATTAACGCGAGCCTCAAGTACGTAGAGTCCAAATCTTACGAATGCACCATAGTATTGGCTTTTCATAAACTCCTTGTAGTCTTTTTTGCCATTTGAACCCATGGCAATCCTGTACCACTCATTGAAGTATGTCAGTCCAAGCCTAACATGTTGATCATCTTTTTGCAACCATCTCATTTTGTTGCGGCACATGTGGCTGGCTAGCGTGGATTCACGTCTAAACTTGCCGCCACAATAGTCACAGTCAAAGGTCATTTTAGTATGGCCTTGATTTCCTTGTCGCTGAGTCCATGCTCAACCAATAACTCACGGAGTTCTTGTGGGCTCTGTTGACTTATCAAAAAATCAATCTCGTCGTTGTTGAAGTGCGGGTACTGCTTTTCATAGAAGGCAAACAGACGGGGCTTCTTGCTAGTCTCCTTGCGCTTCTTCATGGGCTTGATCCAAATATGAAATTGGCTCGTTCCAATCGCTGCACACTGCATAAGGCGCCACTGTAGTTCGGGATCATGTCGCATATCATTAAAATTCACATTGACCAGTTCATTAATCATGGTCAAATAATGCTCGTTGATCTCTGCAACATTGCTACTCGTCGAGGCAGCATACCTCATCATGACATACATGACAAGGCTGTTGCGATCTAGATCACTTAGACTTGTATACCATGAAAAGTTGCGGCGGTCAAGAGCTGCCATTTCTTCTTTTATTGTGGGCATTTGTGCTCCTTCTCATTATGCTCAAGCACTTGTGTTATACCGTCCAGATTAGCATGGGGATGCGGATTTTGCAAGTAAAATTTATATGATATCGTAACGTGTTTGAAATTTGACTTTGGGTTCAATCACAGGGCGAGATATCAAGAGGGGAACATATGGACAGTAGAACATTGCCACATTCCGCTGCTCGGCCCCGAGAATGGGCAAAAATTCAGTATAAACTATCATTTACCACAACGCATTGATATCTAATACATCTGGCACCTTGCTAGTCTCTTTGACAAAGAATGCACAATTGCTACCTGGCTTATCATCTAGTGGTACTGCTAATAAATGGCCCTGCTTGAGTTTGGGAAAATGCCATTTGACTTCACTGTATATGTTTATAATTTCAATAGGCTGATAGCTGGGCATAAAGCTGTTGATTGGATTAAGCGTAAATGCTGAGAACCCTCTATCGTTTAGAGATGTAATTGGCACTACTTCTGGCTCACCCACGTCTCTATCACATATAATCAAACTCCAGTCAATGGGCACTTTGAATACATGATTGCCAATCTGTATTACTGCGGCTGGTGCATTGAATATTTCAAGAAACACCAATGGCATAAAAAAGTAGTCTGGGTTATGCTTGTCGCTATAGTCTAATACACAATATCGAATATCATCTATTTCTTCAGGTACAAAATCTAATTCATACGTCGTATTATCACTTGTAAGAACGCGCAAATTGTATCTCCTTTTGCGTTATTAACTGGTTATCTTTTAATTGTATCAAACAATTTATTTCCAGATTTTATATCAGCGCGCCAATCCATCTTGGTAATCTTGAATGGATACTGGGCCTTGTTATAGAACTTTTTCCTTTCAGTCAAGTGGCGCTTGCTAAACTTTGCTGCACTACAAAAATCGTAGATATTGACAAAGTCCTTGTCTTCAGCTTTACGTAGTCCCCGTCCGATGCTTTGGATGACGCGGATAAAACTTTTTCCTGGTTCAATAAGAACCATATTGAATATCCTGGGAACGTTAATTCCCACGGCTGCTACCCCATAGGTGGCCACGATAATTTTGTTACTTGCCTTTGTAATTTCCTTGTAGTGTAGCCGGCGGTCTTCATTCTTCATTTCACCGCTAACAAACACTGCGCGGTCAGCTGGCAATCTTTCAACTAATCCACGACCAGATTTCACTCTGTCGACCAAAACCAAGGTGTTGCCTTCCTCTGCAATAGCCATAATCATGTCAGCCATGTAGTCTAGGCGTTCACTGTCAGTAGTAAGATAACTTAGCTCAGTTTGATAATTGTCATAATGCACTGTGTCCTGCATCTGTATCACATCGATGTGACAATTACTCAATACTCCATCGTCTTGCAATGTCTTAGCTGCCAAGTCTCCCACCAGAGGACCAATACCAACTACTAGTCCGATTGCAGCATGCTCATCAGGCGGGATGGTACCAGTGAGCCCCCAGCGGATGGGGACATTGCGGAACGGACCAACTAGCAGCTTGAGGAGGACGTCAGCTTTTGCACCATGACATTCGTCCACAATCACAGCCATCACCCCAAGGGAAAAGTCTGCAAGGCTTAAGTCGCTTTTGCCTGCGCTAAAATTCTTTTGTATAATCTCCAGGCTCTGCCATGTACAGATGGTATGAGTACGATTGTGTTCTT